GCACTGTCTTTAAAAACATTAGTTGCTGCGTTCCAACCACCGTATTTAATTTTGCCGTCTAGGAAATGAAACGACCACCTCAAACGGTAAATCGGTTTAACGTTACCCTTTTTGGCAGGCATGGAATTGATTTTATCTTGGCGAAGTGAACTCAAAGTTTAACCTATGCAGTAAAAGAAAAACTATGAACGTAATCCCACTGCAAGATACCGCCGTTTGGAGCCGAATCTTCTAAGTAGAACCGCACACCGATGTGAGCATTATCTCCTAAAACACTGTCACCACTGATTCCAATTTTTCCAGTTTCAGGAGTGGTGGCATCCACTTCAGTTCCACCATCATCAAATACCAAAGCATCCACATGCAAAGGATAGGCCGACGCTAAATCGATACCGTCCGTTCCGTTATTACCGTAGATGTCTACTTGCGCCCTTGAAGGTAAAAATGCAGATGCTCCCAAAGCGCCAATAGAAAAACCGGCATGCTCCACTCTAAAACCAGCGCTAAGACCATTACTATTGTTGGCTGTAGATTCATCATCCAACTGACCTTTAGCGATTAAGGTTGCAATGTCATTAGCCGCACTGTCTGCTCCCCCGTAGGTTCCAGTGAACTCTGCAATGTAGGTCGAGTAATCATCAATCGGATCAATGACAGCGTCATGTTTTACATAAATATCTTGGTAGCCCGTGTTTGCAGATTGTAAAATGATAGGCACATATTGCCCGTTAATGACCTGACCTAAATCAAGCCCAGTGGAACCACCAGCCAGAGCATCTGCAATCCCAGCTCCGTTTAAAGTTTTAGAGATGGTCAAAGTAACGGCCATGGTTTTGTTCCTTAAAAAATGGATCTATAAAAAGATTACACTTACTTTTAAAAACATTTAAGTATCAACCGTAATAATAGCATCATATCCGCTCACTGTACCGGCAGGTCCCGTGTACCCAGGAAAATTAAGCATTTGAAAACACCAGATCCTACAGCCAATCCCCATAGTTTTGGGGTTGTAGCGTAGATCTCTAATCAAACCGACAATGGGTTGCCCACTACTACTAAACTGAATCGATCCAATATCGACAGACAACCGTACAAAGTCGCAGATATCTTTTAGAAACGCACGGCTTGTCAGGGTGACTTCTATAAATTCTGAGTACGCCGAAACCAACCTTATAATTTCTATGAGTTGATTTTCCACGTCTGTAATTTTGTAAAGACTAGGGAAAGTGATCAGTTTACTAATCGCCTTGCCCGCTTGCGAGGTAGCTAGATCATTTTTAAAAATCGCAGTCGACAAGCGGTTTTGTCCTGTGGCGGGGTTAAAGTTAAAATCAGCCTGCGCTCTGTTAAAGTTATTACGTTCATCAATTTGTGGTTGAAAAGTTCCTCGTGCCACGTCCCAGTTTCTTACGGTAAAGTTAGGACTAGCAACAAAGTCTTCAAAATGAAGGCTGGCAAGATCCCATTTATTTTCTCTATTAATAAAAGGCTCAAGTCTGACCTGTTCTAATAGCGTTGCGGTCACTTCGACGGCTTTTGCAGCATCTTGTAGCCACAATCTAGTTGGAATAGAAAAAATAGCGCTTTGAGGCGGTGCGTTCTTATTCCTAAACGTGTCCCAGGCTGAGGTAAAATCTGCAGCGGTCAGTCCACCGAATTCTATCAAAATGTTTTTAGCAATCTCTACAATGTTATCGTCATAGATCCCCCCACTACCCAGATCTGGGCCTTGGCAACGTACAAAAAATTCATCTCCCGTGTTGTAAACCCAAGGCGAGCCCTCAATAATCAGGTTTTTTTGCGTGATATCAAAAATCTGGTTGTTAGTAAAAGGCACAACCTCGATGTCTGCAGCACTGAAAACATAAAAGCCGTTTCCACGTCTTAAGGTCACGGTGGCGGTGTCTAAAAACTTTAAAGGCGTAGAACTCACCACCAGTCTAAGTGGGTTGTCACCTGCCAGTGGATCGACTGGATCTAGAGAACCATTGACCAAAGGATCTTTGCCGTTTACAGGAAAGACAGGAACCTCAGAACCTTCAGGACGAAGATCGACAGTAAAGTCACCGTAGATAATAGGAGCGGCTAGGCCTATAAATTCGTCTTCTATCAAAGGAAAATCACCAGAGTTTAACACCTGAGTAGGGATTTGAGCGTTAACACTGTCAAACCTATTTCGACAACTTAAAGTAAAGGTTGATGTGGAACGTGAATACCCACCGATATCTGTTACAAAACCTTCAAACACCGTAATATAGCTCGAGTCTACTTCTGATAGACCAATTTTGACTTCTACTCGTTTGTTAATCCAACCTTCATAGTTAGCGCCGCCTTGCAGTCGGTCTGAAAACTTTTGGTCGGTGTTATTGATTACAATTTCAAGACCTGAAAACTCCAAAACACCTGAAAGAAAATCTCCAACAGTTCGTTCAATAGCTGGAAACTCCACCCGGTTTTCATAAAAGACGCCGCCCACATACTTGGACCGGTCGCTTAAATGTATGATACCGGTAGAGGTTTCAATGTCTGCAATCATCTCTAGTCGTTGTGACAGACTGTCTTGGGAGTTATTTAAAAGGTTTTGGTCTAAAACCGTCGCCGTTTCCCATGGTCTTCTGATTATTGTACCCACTACAAACTCTCATCCCAGTCAAAGGTCATATCAACGCGCCAATTGTTGTCATCAATGGCATTGTGCTGCTCTTCAGGTAACTGGCTTAGTTTTGAAAACACCGCGAGAGCACTCGGAATAGTAGGACGGGGAATTACTAAACATTTCAGATCGGTTTTCGCGTCTAAAATATAAGCCCTTAGAGATCTAAAATTACCCCCGTCACGGATCAGTTGCGCAAACGTTAAGTTAAGATAACGTCTTAAAGCACGATCGTTACTGACAGACGTAAACCCTTCTGTTTCCAATGTGTCTTTGAAGTGTCTAAAGCCAAAAGTGACAGGGTTTAAAAACTGCTCTTTCAGGGTCAAAATAATACTGCTACCAAAGATAATCGTTCCAATCTTTAACAGCCCTTCAGGGTTTCCGTTATCTTGTATGGTGAATTGCCAATACTGCGCAGGGATGTTCGGTAAAGTTGGAGCGATGTAGTACATGTTTCCAGTTTCGACCGTCATGGGGAAGTTGAACTTAATGTTACTGAAGTTAGCATCATCAGAAGCAGAGACTTCCACCACCGCACCACGTGACAAGTTGTGGTTTAAAATAGCAATGGTATCTACAAACGTGTTCGGGTTACCGGTATTACACCTGAGCTGCCATAAGGCGACACTTGCCGTTTGGGTTCGTTGTTCGACGATATCGGTGTTTAGATTAGACGCTAAAAAATCTCCAAGAGATAAAGGTTGCACACTGATCCAGTTCATCCCATTTAAAGCCGGAGTTCCACGGCTTGGAAATTCACATAACAACCTCATTTGCGTGTTGTTATAGATGACCATAGTGACTGACGTGTTTAGGTCTTCTGATTTTAACTGGTTTACCTGACTCAACAACTTTTCTAAATTGCCGGTAATTTTTAAATCAACCTGGCTTTTTAAAAAGAAGTCATCATCTTGATCAACAATTCTTTGATCAACCTCGGTGAAAAGGCTGACCAGCTCCCTTAAAAGCATTCTGGTTTGCATCAAAATTGGATCTAAGCGGTCTTCAATGCGCATTTCAGTTTGTGTTGATTGATTATCTTGATCTTGAATGGTCATTTCAGTTTCAGTTAAAAGACTAACAGTAGAGTCGTTTAACAGTTCTACCTGTGACGTTTGATGCGCACAGAACGTGGCAGCTAAATAATTCTTTGCTAGATAAGGCTGATTTAAATACCCACCGCACAAGTAGTGAGCTAAAGGACCAATTTTAACTTCCATAAGCAGCGGTGTTTGAAGCGATAAACGCATTTGAACTTCAGTGTTTAAGTTCTCAAAGCCTTTTGTTTTCATTTCCGTTTGAGTTAAAACTAAATCACGGTCTTCTAAGACCATTAAGGTTTCAGTTTTAACGGTTGGAGCTACGCCTAAAATCATATTGGTTTGTAAAAAAACAATGGGATCATCAGCTGGATCTGCAATCTTTAAATCAACCTGACTTAAGAATTTTACGGTGGACCTGACAATCCTAAGAGCAGTTTGGGTGCATAAATTCCGTTGATCTTTGATACTCATTGACGTTTGTGTCAAAACAGTTGCTTCGTTATCTAAAAGAACCATCTCAACTTCACAAAATGCTGACTGTTCAATTTGACCGGACAAATACCCGTAGGTTTCCAGGTAGCCTTGATTTAAATAGCCGCGTTCTGTCAGTGTACTCACGTTCTAATCCCCGCTGAATCCAGGATGTAGCGTCCTTGCTGAGATTTTTTACGTAATTCTTTTTCTAAAGTAGGGATGACTTCTCTTCGAATTTGATCAGCACTCAGATCAGTTTTCGCGTTAATGATCACCGTCATATTGGTCACACTTTCATTACTACTCGTGACTGGACGTTTCGCTTCATTGATAAAAGACAACAAACCTAAGTTATTTCTTGTTGCTTCACGGTTAACCACAAATTCACCAGGTGTAAGGTTAGCTCTTATCGTATCTGTTCCCTGTCCTCCTGAAAAAGCCCCCGTTTCAGCATTTAAAACTCCGTTTCTGACAGTACCGGTAGGAACATCTACATATCCCCCAGTAGCAAAACCTGGAATCCTTCCACCTTCGCTAAACCCAAACACTCTCCCAATCTGACTGCCGATGTCACTGCCACCACCACCGCCACCTGTAATGCCACTTAAAGGGTTTAGCCTATTAAACATCTCTTGGAACTGTCTTCCAATGTCTGCAAAATCAAACAAATTACCAAATGCTCTCGTGATTACTGTGATCAAAGAATTTATGGCATTAGAAAAAATATTAGCGGCAGAATTGACACCGGCTAAAAAAGCCTGCCAAGCAAGTGATATAAAACTGCCAAAAGAAGTTGCGGCCTGAGTCACGGCCTGGGAAAATCCTTCCCAAGCTCTGGAAACAAAACCGCCAAACTCACCTGCTGCAAATAAAACTCCAGCAGAAAAATCTTGCCACGCTCTTGAGATCTGCAAACCAAAGTCATTAGCTACCCGTAAAACCTCTTGCCAAGCTCCAGCCACCAGCGGTCCAAATTTATTCGTAAACCAATCTTTTAGTCTCTCCCACGCTTTACTGAAAATATTAGCGCCGGTACTGGTACTTGATAGGATGGCATTTCTAATTCTATCGGCAACATCTAGACCACGCTGGCTAGCCTCTAAATCTGCGACACTAAAAAGCTGATCGGTAGACCTTGCAACCTTGTCACTGATACTTTTGACACCTTTTTCAATCTGATCGACAGGAAAAATTCCGCTAAATAAATTACTTAAATTTCTACCGGCTAAATTGAACGCAGAAATTATGCCTTGGACAAGAGCAATCGGCAGGTCAATGGCTAACGCTCTAGCTAAAGCGACTGCAATTCTAGGAGCGTCTTTGATTAAAAACTCAGCTAAGGCGATTGCAATTTGCGGGATAGCATTAACAAGACCAGATATAAACTGAGGTAAGCTATCGATAAAAGCATCGATAATCTCCGGGAAAGAGTTAATTAAGTTAAATATGGCGTCACTTAAAACTTTAGGAAGAGTAATAAATAACGCTGTCGCAATTCTAGGTATTGCCGCTAATAAGTTAGGTATAAAATCAGTTATAAAAGTACCAATGGAACTGATAACATTTAAAAGACCATCTAAAATCATCTGTGGCAGAGCGGTAAGACTGGTAAAAATACCGGCAATCTTACTCAATGTTGCTGGGACAATATTGATTAGCCCTTGGACGCTATCGACGACTTTTGTGAAGACTTCTAACTTTGACAAAGATCCAGCCAACGAGTCACTGAACCCACTAGCAAAAACACTGGCTCCTTCCCCAAACACCGATAAAATATTTTCTTTCTGATCGGGACCAAAGACTTGAACCTGTCCTACTTGGCTTTCGGTTGCTGAAGCTTGTTCTTCTAGTAGCCCACGCCGAAGACCTAGTTGCGTTCTAATTTCATCTGTAAGTTTGCCTTCTTCTTCAAGCTTTTGCTGCTGGAGATCTATAAGCCTTAGTTCAGAGTCTAGCTGGGTTTGAATTTGAGCACGTCTACCAGATCCAATACTACCTATGGCAATTTCTAGATTTCTATTTTCTTCTGTTAACGTTTGGACCAGTTCTAAAGATTCTTCGGACACTGCTTTAATGACAGTGGAAAGTTTGACACCTGATTTTTCTGCTAACCCAAAACTTGTGGCAACCTGGTCTCCTAAATTGACAGCAGATGAAGCCGAGGTATCAAACAGTTCAACCAATACACCTAAAGCATCCCCGACTAACGTGCCTTCTGCTGTTATAAGCCCCAAGGCTTGACTACCTACTTCCCCCACACCTTCAAAGGCTGGGCCTAGTACTGAACCTGCTAACGTAGAAATTTGAGTCAACACAGAAAGCAGTGGTGTAGCAAAACTAGTGATTTTAGTAAACGCGGTGTTTGCCACCTCAGCTATAGAGTTTAAAAGGTTTTGTAATCCTAAAAACCTTTCAATCAAAAAGCCAACGGTTGCTGTAAGTCCAGTTATAGCTCCACCGATTAACAAAAACGGTGCATTGGCCGCCACGAGTGACGCTGTTGCCAGGGTCATGCCTACCGTAAAAGACGCAATCGCTGGGATAACTCCCAAAACCGCTTTGAGTAAGGTTTTAGACAGTGCATTAGCAAACGTTAAAATAGCTGAAATGTTCATAGCCACAAGGGCTGTGGTAATAGTGGCGGCTAATACCTTCAACGCTCTTATCAACGGATCTAAATTTAGAGTTTGCGCACGGCCAAGAATATCAAGGCCTCTCGTTAAGCCTGCTACAAAAGAATTAAAGACGTTTACAATCGTTAGAAAGATGGGTTTTAAAAGTTGACCGAGACGAGTTAGCTGGGACACAAGCCGGGCCTGTGCAAGGTTGAGCTGAAAGTCAGTCGTTTGAGCAATCTTTGCAAACGCTTCCTCGGTGGTTGCACCTGCATTTGCAGCGGCTCGAGACATGTCAGCCATAATGGCTTGAAACTTAGGGCCAATCGAATCTCCCGTTAACGCTAAAATAGCATTCACAGATTCAATGCTACCAAACAGTTTTGTTAACGCTTCAGTGGAACCGTCTGTTTCGTTTACAATCAGTTTTAGAGTGTTTACCAAACCATTTTGACTGATTTGGTTTTGAATACTCGTAATGTTTAAGCGACTTAAAATCTTTTGTAGAGGCGGGGTTTGTTTGGACAGTTCAACAACCGCAGCTCGAACCTGAGTGATAGCTTCTGCTGTTTTCACACCACCCGTTGTAATGGCAGACACAGAACCGATCAGTTCTTCAAACGACACCCCAGTTGTTGCCGCTAGTGAGGCTGCTCGACCTAGTGACGTGGAGAGTTCTTCCACCGTGGTCTTACCAGCCCTCATACCGATAAACAAAGCGTCACTGACACTAGCCGCTTGATCAGCGTCTAAGCCGTAAGCGTTCATGATGTTAGTCAAACCATCGGTTGCAACAGCAAGGGTAGTGACACCCCCTACTGCTAACTTTTGGGCCGCAGTTAACAAACCTTGAGCATTAGTTGCGCCCACTGCTCCTGAAGAGATCGCTTGGTAGTAAGCTCGGGCTAAATCTTGCTGACTACTTCCAAACTGACTTTGTAGATTTAAAATTTCTCTTGTGATCAGAGCGGTAGCTTGAGAGGCATCACCTGATATAAGGGTTGCTACTTCTGCAATGTTTTTTTCCAGGTTGATGGCTCGGCCTACAGTCACATCAAACGTAGAACCTAAAGCGCGTGAGGCTTTACCGATGAGTTCTAAACTTTGGTTGATGATGACTTGCGCTTGACCGAATTTACCGGTCATGAGATCCACACCACGGCTAATAGACATAAACGCCGGACTGGTTTTATCACTTAGAGAAATCGGGATGCGAAATTCATCGCCTTCTACTAAAGCCACAGTCTAGCCTTTCTTACCGCCAAGCATCCCGGAGATTGCTTTAAAGACATGTGTTGTAAATTCGTTAACGTCTTGCCAAACTCTTCCGTATTTTCTTTCGTTATAATGATGAACAAATGCAGGATATGCATCATTAAAAAATTCTTCTTGAACTTCAAAATGACCATCTTTTGGTAGTATACCAGTTTCAAGAGCAAAGACGCATTGCTGATACGTTAAAACTGTCCTTTCATACCAGGTAGCCTTACCAGGGCAAAACATGTACTTTTTTGAGTGATCATCCACTTTAAACCGTGCGGTTTTTGAATGTACAAAACCTGGACTTTCACACTTTCTTTGCGCTTTTACAGATGCAGGACACACTGAACAGTCATACAGCTTTTTATCCTTTGGACTGGCAAAGTGTAGATCTACTAAAGCGCTTATGAGTTTTTTAATTCAGCTTTTTCAACCTCTAAACTTTCACGCATAGAAATGTATAAAGCCCAAACCTCGTCTACCACCCCCACTTGAGACAATTTGTCTAAAACAGAGTCTGCAATATAGCCTCTTCCATCTTTTTTAAATTCAACAAACGGCTTAATGTTAGGCGGGTTTTCAATACCTTTAATACAATACCGACACACCGCTAAAGCCCACGAACCTAGAGTCATGGTAGCACCCCTAGAGTCTCTCATCGTATCCACTCTGAGGTCATTGATCATAGCCGTCTCTTTGGCGTTGGGTTCAAAGTTCAAAATAAAAACTGTAGGCTCTTCTCCTTCTTTGAACAGCAAACAATCAGCGTTTGTCACTGGATCTTTTTGATACGTTTCCCTATCTGATTTTTCTTCATCGACCGCACTGTCTTGACGACAAACATAACGGATTGCATTTAATTTTCTGATTCGTTCCTTTAACGCCATAACAGTTAAATCCTTTATGTTAAAAAAAAACCCGTTTAAGCCATCTTTTGAAAAATGGTTTTAAACGGGCAGGCTAAGTCGCTCGTATGGATAAAGATGTGATCACCGTGAAGACGTTAAGGCCGCTTCAAATTCCTACTTAAAGCTTAAAGTAATTGGATCGCGACTGCCAGGAGAAGATTGATACAAGGTTCCTGTAAAAGAAACTGGAGTCGTACCATTTTCTGGTAAATCAATAGATGGTACACTGACAATCCATTTTTTAAAGTCTACAAGAAGATATCGTCCAGACACGTTACCAATAATAAGATCCCCGTCAAGACCGCCAAAGTTTCGAGACCGCACAAGATCACCTAGGTTTTCACCAGACAGATCCAAAGTCACTTCTAGAACCCAAGTGGCACGGTTACCTGCTGCAAACCCTTCGTTAACGTCCACGCCAAAACAGTTATTCAGATCAATGTGGTCGTTGGTTAACGTTAAGGTAATGTTTGAGGCGCAAACAGTGTTGCCAGAACTTGTAAACTTGAAACTACCTTCCAGGTCGGTATAAATGTTATCCCGTCCGGTTTGCTGAATAGCTCCTGGATGCCAGAACACTATATAGCTGCCGTCTGCTGCTGAAACCTGCTCTGACAAAGTAATCTGGTTCAAAATATCGGAAGTTGACACTACCAGTAGCGTGCCGTCTACTCCTGTGGTAATCGTTCTGCCGTCACTTCCGACAAGCATAACTCGTGATCCCGCAGAAAATCTTTCAGAATGCTTAAAAGGCGTGGACTGCAAAGTCACAACTGCACTAGCATTAACTAAACCATCAACGACCCCAATACCGGCAATAGCTCCGTCACTGCCCATTCCCGTGAACTTTTGAGTGACAGGTGAATCACCTGGGGCTGTCAAGGTGTAGTCTTTGACATAACAACCGGTAAAATACTCGGCAAAAATAGTAGAGGCTTTCACAACTGAGAAAGTAAAGTTCGGTAGACCTTGCACGTAGTTGATGGAATCATTAACGACCACATTTTCAGTACCGGTCATGGATTCGTACAGTAAACGAATAGCGTTATCGAGCGAGTTGCCGGCTGCACCTTCCATGTTGAGCATGGCATCCATGTCGAATTCGACAACTTTCTTTTGACGAATAATTCCTGAATGAAAGCGTCCAGTGCGGTGTGGGTTAGATTCCACGGGTTGGTTGAAAGTAATACCACCTGTTGTGTACAGAAAAAAATCTTGATCGTTGAGGCCAAAGCTTTCTGTTCCAGCGTTCAAGATACCAAGGTTTAAATCAACCGCCACGTTATTCACAGCGGCGTCAGTAATGACAACACTTGATGTTGTACCCGTCTTTTGACTGTAGACGTTATAGAGTTCAAAGGTAGCGTCAAACTGGGCCCAAACTCGTCCGTCTTGCCCGCTGGCAATAAGAGCGGTGTTAATCGCAGTTTCTAAAGCTTGTTCAATCAAAACACCTGTCGTCAAACCGGCAAGACCTGCAAGAGTAGCTGTCACAACCATCCCACCGTCTACTGCGACATCTAAACTGGCATTGGTTCCAGAGCTTAGATCGGTGCTGGCACCTAATGCTCCTTCAGACACCCCTTGAGTTCCAATTCTTGGGCGCTCAAAGGTTCTCGTGGTAGATTCTCTTCTAATGAAAATAGATCCATCAAGGCCTAGATTGATGCCTTCGCGGTTTCCAGCTTGGATCGCTGCAAAGTCAATCAGTGATCTGTACTTAATCGCCATCTCTTACTCCCCATAAGTCAAAATAATACTGCTACCAATGCCTTTATGATAGATCATAAATCTGTCGCATGAGCGTGGTATTCAAACTCCCACTGAAAACAATAAATTCTGTTTGCATCGATCATATACAAATCAGGCTCGTTATCTACCATCCTAGCACTAGTCGGCTTACCCTCAAATTCTCTAAAGGCATCCGTTCTTTTGACGGCAGGGGAATCCGCGTGGATAGCCCTTGCAATATCCCTTTTAAAATTACTCATAATAGAATCACCGACCGTGGCATTATGGATGAGTTGCAGTTCGTACATGGTTTTGACGATCACACAACTTTGTTGGTACTGATAATTACTTTTCATGTTGATAACAAATATAGCAGGTAGTTCATATTCTTCTAAAGAAATACCCATAGGAATCTCATCACCGAACACCTTTTGCACGTTGGTATTATAACCATTAGCTGTTGTGATGGTTCTCAGTCTTGTCACAAGAGACTGCATAATTAACGCTTCTCTAGCATCAGCCATCTATCTACCTTTTCTAAGCGTTCTATTTAGAATTTTTCGTGCAATCGTTCCAAACATCTTCACAGCACTACCTGCTGCGGGAGTCAGGTATGGGCGGGCTGGCATGTTCACTCGTTTAGCTAAAGCAAACAGTTTGACCATGGATCTTGTATCACTGCTGGGTTGGTATACCGCAATCTTACCTTTAGAGTTTTTCTTTCCCAAGATTTTAAAGTCACGGTCTTTTTGTTTAAGTTTCCCTACAAAATCTCTTGGAGTCATCCTTCTAAACCGGTCTGCGGCTCCACCCCACTGCTTAATCCAAAGCCAGGTGCGTTTCACGGGGACAATGACCCCCCCAACTTCGTGAATTCTACCGTAAGGAATTCCTCTGGTACCAACAAACCCTGTAGGCATCCCAGTTCCAGTCGTGAAAGGGTTCACACCGCTAAAAATAGAATTTAAAAGACGACCTGACAGCCTTCTCCCGTTTCGTCCGACAAATTGTTTGGTCGAATTTTGTTTAGCAAACGCTTCTGCTTGTTGTGTAACCCGTAACAAAGTTTCAGAGTAAGAACGTTTGACGGAATTTTTCGTCGTTTGGATATAACGAGATAAATCTTTAATGTCTTTGACTCTAGCCATAGTAAACCTCGTTTAAGGATTACGGGTTGCCATAGGCTGGGTAGGAAACTCAAACTTACGATACGTGTTCAGCATAGATACGACATCCACCGGTAGACCTACTTTGGTATCCCAAGAACCGGTACCACTATAACTTTCACTTTCATCTTTTTTACTGCGGCTGTTAAGGCCAATGGACTTTCTGCCTTTACGCCTAAACTTAGCTTCTACAGACAGTAAGATCGCTTCTTTGACATCAGGCGGTAGCTCTTCATACCCGTAGGTGTAGTCCAACCTTGTCACCGCTCTGCCTCTTGGTTGTAAAAACCCTTGAAGCACCACCGCACTCCCACCTCGTTCCGTGACAACAAAATAACTGTCCGTATTTAAGTCATCACCGCCACTACCGTCGGTTTTTACGCCAATGCGCACAGCTTGCACACTGATTAAGGGTTCATTTCTGGGGATGATCGTGTCACTACCGTTGGAGTCTAGAATTTCATTAACGACCACGTGAACATCAAAGTCATTTTCCACGTAATTAATGACCGCTTGTTCCACCGAATCACGCATGATTTCGATTGTGGTGTCATGACTGGTGTTAGCGAGTTCTATACCAATCCAGTCTTTTATTTCATCTATAGTGACGTAGGGTCTAGGCACGTTTGGCCTCTTTACGTTTATGTTTTTTATTTATTTTACTGGAGGTTTTCATTTTTTTGTCCAGGTTGTCTTCACAGTCTTCAATTTTTAGATCTTCAAACGTTTGCCTTGTTAAGATTTCAACTGCTAACTTGTCACTCATAGATGGTTTCACGTGCGGTGTCAAAACTGTGTGATTTAATCCATGGTTTTTAGGCAATCTTTTATGCTCGTAAAAACCGTGTTTGAGTTTCGTTTGACCCTCTAAGGTCACTTCAATGGGAACAGATAAGTTTTTTTTGTAGATTTTGTAGATCTTATCTGCGGTTTTTTTATCCGTTAAAATAAAATCACCCGTTGTCACCTGAGTTCCCCCACATTCTAAAATCGGCATGGAAGAATGCCCTTTAACTTGGGCTCTTAACAGGTAGCAAACGAGTGACATGAATAATCCTTAAAAATAAGGTAGTCCATTTAGAAAAAGGCATAAACTAAATGGACTACCCACACCACATATACTATACAGTTCTGACATTTCTAGCCATGACTACAGAGCGCTCAATGACACTTTGCGGAGTTCCGTCAAACACGTGACGAGCCTTACCACTCATGAGCATCTGATCACTACTTGGTAGAGACGGAGACGCAAATACCCTGGTTGCTTGTCTAGTCCAGTTCATAAACCGTGACTTTTGAACAAGTAGAGCATAAGTCAAAGTTGTTGCAGGAACAGCCGCCGCTTTACCAGTCGCTAACAAATCTTCTCGTACATACTGAGACTCTACGACTTGGATACCAAATACCGGTGGCGCAATCCCTGAACGGTTAGACGCAATAGATCCAAACGCAAACGCTGTGAAGAGTTCTGGTATAGCTCCGCTGACAAGGTCATGAGTCGATGAGCAACCTAGGATGTAAACTAGATCTGTCTTGTCTGCACCTTGGCATTTAAGACGCTTTAAAAGACCTGAGAACATGTCTTTAGAAGGTGTGTCGTTATGATCAAACACAATCTCTTCTCCACCCACGACAACTTCGTTATCAAAGGCACGCTTACGTAGACCCTTCCATGCTTTGGAGTACAACTTTGCACTACCGGCTGCAGTGTCGGCGTCCATGTGGGGAACTGTGTCATCACCATCAAGCATGCATCGCTCGTAAGAACGATTGATGCCTTCTACGACACCTTTTCTTAACTTGTCGATAATGGCAGGAGAAGAATCGTCTAACAAATCTTGAGTAATCTTGACGTGCACGACGTTGTTCTTAGATTCTACAAGGTAGCTTGCTTGAGTATTAGACTGCTCAGAGAATGTTCCGTCATCAGGCTCTAGTTCACCTTCTAAAAGTCCCAAAGCTCCTGGAACTCTAACGATTGGACTAGACATCGGCATGCCGTCAAACTGATCAGCTAATACTCTTGGAATCTCATACTCTTCAAAGTAAAAGCGAGCCTGAACCTGGTCAATAAAAGTATCAAAATCAGTTATGTTGAAAGATTTGGCGTATCTTTCAAAAGTTGTCCACAAGGGTACAGACTTGATCAACGCTTTTGAAGGATGACGAGTTGACCCTTTGTACATGGCCTGGATTTCACAGTTAGAATACGCCTTCTTTAAAAGAAATAAACGCTTTCTAGCCTCGTTGTCTAGCATTTCAGATGCATTGTAAGACATGCTTGATTTTGAACCAAAGTTCAAAGGAACACTGGTTGCTCTGTCATCGTCATCTCTTAACTTGTGACCAAAAAGCAGACCAAAGTTAGATTCACCCGCTTTGGTTTGTAGCAAAGCCGCAGCTTGACGAAGATCGTTCTCGTAAACTGGTTTTAAAGTGTGGTTACCTGGAGCCTTTTGAGAAGCTAGGGCCTCGTACAATTTGCTTGTGTGTGGAAACTCGTTTGACATTCAAAACCCCTTAATAGTTTTAGTTACCGTATGAAAACCGCACAGGTACTACCTGTTTGAATGATCATTGTTACTGATAATATTTAACATTATAGCGCTGATTTGCTCAATCTTCTCGTTCTGGCACGTAATTAGCGTCTTTAAAGCTTTCATCTCTTCTTTTTCTTTTTCTTTTTCTTTGTCATACTTTAATTCTTCTTCTTTTCCCGGTTCAGCATCTTCAATCTGCTGTTCACCTTCACTCATCTTTTTAGCCATCATCTCCATCATCATGTCATTTTGATTTTTCATTTCCATCATCATGTCATTCATGGAGCCTAGCATGGAGCCAATGCGCTTCATCTGCTCAATCATCTCTACTAGTTTTTCTTCCATCAGTTTTTCATCCTTTGCAAGTGTCGTCGCATTGTAAGAAGTTTCATTATCTTGGGTTGTATCATCATCATCCGAATGCTCAGATTTTTCTATGGTAGCTTCTTTAGGTATAGAGGTAAACAAAGCGGATCGTTGAACAGGCTCTTCCAGGGACAAGTTACTCACCGTAAACACTGAACCCGCATTAGCAGGTACCGCAACAACAGATAACTCTAAAAGTTCCCATTGTAAAATAACTGCAGGCTCCATAAGACGGCCTTGCTCATCAAACTCGGGAGCTTTAACCTTGTGCGGTATAAATCCAACTGAGACAGTCTGTAAAAGTTTTTGAGCAATCAGTGACCGAGCATCTTTTTGCTGCCCAGTCAGTTCTGCTTTGGCCGGATCTCCAATGTAGGCCTCAAAGTGAATCCCACTGTCTTGAGCATCTAAATTCACGACCCGACCAATGGTAGCGCTTGCAATATAAAGGTGATCTAAAAGCAGGACTTGGTTTTTCATAAAGTTATTGATGTCAATCCCTGCAGGTTCTAACCGTTCGTCCATACGGTCGACCATGTTGGCGTTTGCAATACCTTTGATGTAGAGCTTTTGCATGGGATCTAAAGATTTAACTTCACGTGGTATACCCTTAACAGTTTTAACGTTATACACGTTTTTTATACCACCGTTTATGATGCGGTACCCTTCTGGTTTTTCAATAATCGGTTGACCACGTCTTTGTGCAGAATCAATGAAGCGTTTGGTTAACACGCCTTGACGGTGTAAATACTCACGATACTTTCTAACATTTTCACTGTTGCCAATAATTTCAACGGCCATGATCTAACCCCTGTTAATAATTTGTTCAGCGTTTGACTGTGCGGTATTAGGGATAACTGACGAAAGTGCGCATCTGCAATTTATAACTTCGGAAGCAATGGCACGAGGATCTCTTGGGTACCCTAAACTAGCTCCTGTGTCTGGATTAACGTAGACGTAATTACTAGGAACTATACCTCGTCGGCCTTCACGTTCAAAGGTTGCATGTCCCTTTCTAGCATCGGGGTTAGAACTCACATCTCCTACGTGAAACCACTGCTTATTGACTTCACTAAAAACCTCTTGCAAGACCTGGTTTTGCCACATAATCCCTTGAGAGATAGCGGTTAAGGTTTCTGTTCTGGCAATCGTAAAAGCCTGGTCACCGTAATTCTCCCCAAAATCTCTGGAGATATTTCTAGCAATGGTCTCTGTGGTAAGCCCTTCTTCTAAACCACGCTCTATAAGAGTTTGAATCTGTTCTGTGGAAGTTCTGTCGAATCCAAAGTAGTTATTAATGTTTCTAATCGCTAACGTTCTTCTTTGTTCGCTCGCTGTTCTTTCTTTGATGATTTCAATCGCTAGTTCATCTTGAGCTGAATAGTTAAACGCCTTTTTTGAAAAGCCTGACATGTTTCTGGTTTGGGTTTGAGCAAAAACAAAGCCTCGAGACATGGTCTCTTGCAGCACTTTCTCAGCGTCTTTTTGGTACTGCAACAGTCTCAAATTAACGTTTGTTTGTAAGACAGACCGCACATCCGTTATACCTTGACGAAGAGAATCTTTGACCTGCTCCATTTTAATCGTGAGATTGCGTTCGTATGCCGTCAAAAACCTTCGACCCTGACCTTTTTCAATACCCTCTTGGACACCAATCGTAATCTGTTTGACCCGTTGAAAGGTTTTTTCTTCTCGTTCGGTTTCTTCAAGGTCAAGGTTTGGATGAACGTGGTTATCCATACCGCTCGGTTGTACTTCTCCCATAATGATCTCGTGAACGTGACCTTCTACGTCACCTTCTGTGGTTGTCGTCTTACCCGTCAACTGCTCGTCAACTTCAGCGAAATGGGTGTGCGGGTTGCCGATATCAGGGTAAGGGATTTCTACCGTTTGCAAAGCACCTGACGTTTCACCTTCTGGACCTAGCGTTTCGAGATGGGGTTGGATTAACGCTCCAAACGGATCGAGAGTTAACTTTGTCAGTTCAATGGCAAACATCGTACCGCGTGGATCAGTGGGTTTTAGTGGGGGGAGTTTTGCGATGTGACGTTGCTCGTTAATGGTTGCGATGTTGTCTAAACTTTTAGCCTGCTGACTTCTGATCAGTATTCCGCCGCCGATGGCGTCTATCCCGTCGAAGTTTGGCCGTACCATGACTTCGGCTTTATAGATGTGTTTGACGAGCCAAGAATTGTTCCAACCTGCTGCCGTCATTCTGGACATCGGTATAATCGTGTTCTCGTAGAACGTCTCGTTTTGAATTTCTGCTGTGGAGCGGTTCACGTCTTGGACGATACCGACTTTCATCGGCGGCACGCCTAGAACGGCTAGTAGGGTAATTCTGTTTTCTCTTAACCCTTCTAGATGTTCCATTTCTGCCATGGTGAGACCTGAACTGACCCATTTGGCACCTTTCGGTAGAAAAAGTTGGCGAAACCAATTTCTCCTTCCCGTAAACGCAGATTCAAAGGTACGCATGAGTCGTTCCATGCGGTTTTTCGTGATGTCTTCTGTGGTCTCAATCACCCCAGCGTTAGTCGCACCTCTAAGATAAAAAGCCAGTTCAAATTCATTTTTATGTCTGTCTAACAGAATCGGACGAGACGCCGCTGCAACCATGGACAGTCCAACGTAGGGACTAAAGGGGTTAGGCATTTTGAAGTGAATCACATTTTCCCACGGTACAAACGACACGGCTGATTTCGTGTTTGCGGGATAGTTTGTCGATCGAATGTAGATACCTTCAATGGGGTATTTTTCAGTGTCAGTTTTGTCGGCGTATTTAATTTCTACGAATTCAATGGGTACGTGAATAATTTTTTCGCCGTCAATAACGAGAAATTCATTTCCCCCCAGGATAAGATCTAAACTTCCAGCCCAGTTGAGCTGCGTGTTGTCTTGAAGATCATTGCCTGCATTAAGAAATTTATTTAACGGGTGATCTTTGTCGATCTCTCCCGTTTGACAGTTCACAACTTCATAGGGAATGGTAGACATGGTTCTAGCAATGATACTGGAACAGGTGTACACCCACGGTTCTCTGCGGTAGAGCCCTTTCATCCTGGCAGCCGTAGCTACAAGATTGAACTCGGTGTTAAAGTGACCGCTTTGATCGTCTTCGTAACCGTCTAAGGAACTGGGATCGAGATGCTTTTGAATTGCTGCTTCAATGGCACCGTTCATATCGTTTAACCGCACAAGACCGAGTTCGTCCATGGCGTCTTCTAGTAATCTTGCAGGAACAGGTGATTGGTTTTTATTAAAAGGCCACATCAAAACTACTTTCGTTCAAAGTCAAAATCTTCGTCCCGTTCGTCATCAATTTCATCATCAAAGAAATCTTCAGCATCTTGTCTCATGGAGCTTGCAAACTCCATTATAGCATCATCGTATCCTAAAGGTTCTCCAGACAACAACTTATCCATAAGTTTTTCGGCTCCTTCTGCCATATCATTTTGATAAGCTTGTGAGACTGCAAGAAGCATAGCAGAGACTATATCGTCATGTTCACCATCAGGCGCGTTATAACTGTAAAGACCAGATTTTGTGACGGCCATCTCATAACTAGCCAGTTCGTGTTCTATAAGTTCTATCCGAGGAACTTTAAGCCAACTTTGTTCAATTGCTAAAATTAAACGTGTGACCATTTCACTTTTAGAACGGTTGCTAAAGATGACGGGACTAAAACTACAGTCTAGATCTAGTTCTGCAAACATGTCACCCAAAGCGGTACCAACTCCCGTTTCGTCAAATCTAACAAAGTTGTCTTCAGCTTCATTAAAATACTTTTTAAGATACAGCTCGAGACGTTTAGCCTGCTGAGGATACGGTAAATTTCTAAACCGAACAAAACCTACGGTTTCTCCTCTCGTGTTCACGCTAAAGATCACAGTGAAGTCTCTTTTTTTAGCGATATCCATCCCGTGAATAATTTCACCCGTACGTTTACTGGCATCGGGATGAACCCAAAACCTTTTGGATAGAGCAGACAGTTCGTATGATTCATCCCAAAGACCTGTAAGATCTCCAAACACCGATCCACTGCTCACAAACATGGCGTTGTAGTATTGATCGTACAAAGCTTTCGGGATAAGGGCTTTGTTTCGAGCAATGGCTTCTTTTTTTACAAACGGACTGTCTTCTGTTTTTAAAGTCACGTGACAAAAAAATGGATTACCTGATTTAGCTTGACGGTATACATCGTAGTACCAATTAAAACCTCTAGGTGTTCCCGTAATAATACCAATGCCGCCGGTTTGCGTAATGGTGGTTAGGAGTGAATGCCACACTTGCTTATTAATCTTTCCTGCTTCATCGATAATAAACCGGTCAACAGCTTCCCCTTCAATGGTGACTTCAGCGTCACTACCGTGCAAAAACTTAATAAAAGAACCGTTACTGATTCTAATCTCTAACAGTCCATCGACACACTTAGCGATACTTTCCACGTTCATCATGGCTTTCATGTACCGGTAACCGATTTTACATTTAAGATACGTCGGGGCAACCCACACACAATACATACCAGGATTTACGAGAGCTTCTTTTGTAAGCCACA